GATTCACGAAGTACTGCTTCATTGATACCAGAAAGAGAAGCAATTTTAGCAAATAACAAATTAACTTGATCTTCGAAACCAAAGCATTTTACTTGTTTAGAAGTACGTTTGATTACGGAGTCAAAGAATAAGTTAAAGCCAGATTCTACTTCATCTGGATTCAAAGAGAATACAATGGATTCCAATGTATTATTGTTTTCTTCGATATCCAATACATAACGAGTAGATTGAGCAGAGCGAGAAAGTGTAGTATCAGTAGAAATGGTAATAGATTTTGCAGATACACCACGACCATTATCGGTGATTAAGAACAAAGGATAACGATTATCTTTGTTGTTTTTGAATTTGTTATAGAATGCTTCAGCAACTGCTTTATAGTCGGAACCATATTTATTTTCAGTAGCTTCAAGAGTTTCTATAGAGAAGTTAACTTGACAAACTTTAAACATAGCAGCAACGCCGTCACTACCTGCTTCAGTTTTAGTGTAAAGTGGGCGATCTTCTGGTTTGGAAACTGTATCTACATCAGTTTTCTTCCAGTATAAATCTTCCATTTCATAACTTCCATCTTGTTTTGTTACAGGAGCTCCTGTTACGGAGTCTGTTTTAATTCGAGTTTCTTGACGGGAAATTTCTTTTGTATGAGCTACAACACCAAGCATAGCTAAACGAGAAGTTGGGTCAACAACACGTTTTGCATAAACAATACCACCATTGTTGATTACGTTAGCGGCTTGAAGTAAAGGTTGCCCATGACGTGCAAAGGAAATTTCACCATATTGGTCAAAGAAATCTTTACCTTGCCATTTTGTATATTCTTCAGTGCCTTTGTCGGATGTGAAGCCGGCAAATACAATCGGCCTAACAGTAGAGTCAGCTACATTCAGAGAAGGAATATAACTTTGGTCTTCAAGAATGATTTTTGTACCAATCATAATCTCTTATTTCCTCCTTAATAGAATTAAAATAGTTCTAAACGATCCGATTGGAGATCTATTTAAACTTTTATTCATATGTTATTCCGGGCCCTTTAGGTCATTAGGATCTTTTCCATAGGGCTATCTACCTTATTCTTGTTGATTACTGCGTTTACAACAGCATCATCCCAGTTTTCAGAAGTGATAGAAGTGAAGGCTGAAATATACTTAGGAATCATCTTAATTGATACTGGTTTATATTTATGCATGTCGGTCTCTTTAGCCAATCGGAACGGAACTGATTCATCTTTAGTAGATCTGCATAATTCAGAAATAAGAATACCAAACATTTGAGCAGATATACCGAAGGAAGATCCATTAAATTTAATAGAGTCCATTAAGAAGGTATGTAATTCATCATAAGGAATTACATTAGGTATATTACCAGTAATCATAAAGATTCTAAACATATTTTCTACGTTTGTAATATCTTCTGGAGATCCAGTATTTACAATAGCCACATCATCTTTCTTAAATCTAAGAATACGATAATCTACTGGAACTGGAATCTTCTTATCTAGGATATAATCTTTAACTTTTTCAACAGAAGAAGGCATGCAGGAAATTAACACAGGGTGGTTAAATAGTTTCACTCCATATATCGATTTTCCTTTAGAGTCGAAGACCTCATATGAAAAAAGCCCGAGAGTATTAATATACTCTCCGGCTTCTTCTGCATACTTCATATGACCGTCATTCCTAAAATAATTTTCAGGGATATAGTAAACTAACTCCCCATCTCCCTTAAAGATAAGGGAATTCCCATCCTCTTTAAGGAAGGCATTAACTTTAGTCATAGACATTAGTTTGCACCTCTAGTTTTTTCTAATAGTTCATTGATCTTAGCCATTACATCTTGAACTTCTTTTTTGGTAGCATAAGCAGATAGATCTTGAGCTCCACCACCGGCTTTAAGCTTTTGCTCTAAAACTGTATTGGTTACATAGTCGTTCAATTTAGTATCTACTTGGCTCTTACTATAGATTGCAGTGCCATAATGAGCTGTGGTAATAACGGTATTAGAGTTCTTACCATCATATACAGTCAATGCATTTGTACACAATGCCATAGGTTTATCTTTAGACCCCATTTCCACATTGCCATTTTTATTTACCTTAGCGATAGGAATCCATTTATTATCTGGAGATTTACCATATAAATATTGTTGGTTTGGTAAGAAGATACCATTTTTGAAATGAATATCATTAATATGCTCATATGCAGATTTAACTGGATCATGAACGTAGATATTAACCATTCCGCCTTCATTAGCTGCCATATAAATCATACCATTTGCATAAGCAAAATCTTCAATTTCAATGCTAGAGTTGATTTCGACTTCACGTAAAATAGTACCAGCATAGTCAGATTCAACAATTCGATTCAATGTAGCAAATACAATAGTTTTATCCATGAGTAATGCACCATTAGAATCGTTATTTGTTTCATTTACAGTAACTGTAACTTCTTTTTCTACAGCATTAAGATTAGCATAATCATATAATCTTAATTTACGTGTAGTATTAGTATCACCAGGAACTATAGATAATAATTTTTTGCTGCCTTTATTATAGTCAATATTGAAGAATTTATCGGTGTAATCTGTATAACCATCAACAGTTAAATCATCATTAAGTCTATAAATTCTGTTACCATTGGCTGCACCATTAGTAACTAAGATATGAGTGCCATCATATGTCAATGTATTACAGTGACCTAAGATATCTGCACCTGTAAAAGATCGTTTAGTTAAAACAGAGAAGTCTGTTGGTGATAATTCATAAATAACTTGTTTTGTATTATCAGAATTAACACATGCTAGAATAAATGTATTCTTTTTAAAGTTATAAGTAAATCCTTGACATTGATTAACATCAGGATCTAATTTAATATTTGTAGCTAAAGTGATATGATCTGCAGATTTAATCTGTGCTAGATTTTTTAAGATTGCTTCATTTACTTTAGTACTAAGTTTATAAATGTCTTTAGCAACTTCTTGAATTGCTGGGGTTAAAATGCCTTTAATGAGTTGAGTAAGATTCTTCATAGTAATTTCTCCAACCTATTAATCATGGGAAAATATTAAAACTCTATATTTAATTGTTGAAAGAATGAGTAAATACTCAATGAGGATGAACCTCATTGAGTATATTACTTCTTTTATATTATTGGTTAATAACGCCAATAACCATCATCTTAGATAATTCTTCTGCTTTAGTTGGGAAGAGTTCGGAAGATGGTTTATTGTCGCTAGTTACATTATAAGAATCTTTAGCTACCCATTGTTTAGTAGAGTAATTATATCGTTTGGTTTCATCTTTATTAAATAATGGAATACGATATTTTAAGAAATCTTCATCAGACATTGCTGGATTTGTTTCAGAAATACAACAATGGATATATTTAGCGAAATTAGTAGATCCTTGATTATGAGTAGAGTCGAATCTATATCCAGGAGCATTAACTAATGTAGTTGGCGAATCAGACATTTCGTTATAATTAGCTAATGATGGCATTACAACTTGAACTCCAGTATCTTCAAATATATATTTAATAGGCTTGATATTTTGTCCAGAATACAAATTGGTTAATGTGCTACTAAATATATCTCTGAATACTTGTGTTCTCATAGGTAATACAACTTTATCTACTTTAACTTCAGATAAAGTGCTGTTATATACTAAAGGAGTCTCCTGTCCAACAAGTGTTATCTTTGTAATAACATCATCCCCGGATTTGAATTTGGTGAATGGTGGAGCAGCAATGAATGCCTCTCTATATCCTATGTCATAAAAATCTGATTCTTTTACCAAATAGCCAAAATTTATATTAAAATTAAATGTACCGCTAAATGATAAATTACCAAATGGATAAACCCCTGCTGCACTAGTATGTGATACATCAAAAGTTACAGGTTTATTTAATAATCTTAGTTGAGATTCAATTCTGGCCAGTCCAGTAGAATAAAGACTATAACCTGAACTTAAACTATAATTAGCACTAGGAGCCCATAACGAATTCTCTTCTGCTATTACGTTATACTTTCCAAAAATATCGTCTTTTATTACTATAATACCCTCTGAAACATTACTAGAATATTCATTCCCAAATTTATAATCAGCAAATAATATAGAAATTTTATCTTTGCCTAATAATTTAAATGTATTGATATAATTATTAAACATCATTGCTGGATAAATTTCATAATATTTCTTATTATCAGGAGTTACAGATGCAACTGGTTCCCAAGTTCTATTAGAATAGTTATATTTTTTACTACCATCCAAATTATAAATAGGAAGTCTCATTAATATAAATTCTGCAGAATCTTCTTTTTCTTTTATTACTGATGGATCTATATAAATATGAACTAGCTTACCTAAGGCTTCAGCTAATTTAACACTAATACCTTTGAAGTTTTTACTTTGCTCTTTAAAATAAAGAGTTTTAGTATCTTCTTGAGTCCATTCACTTATAGCCAATGGATCTGCAGTTCTAACAAATTGAGCTTCTAATTCATTAGTCTTATATTCATAATTATTTCCTTGGAAGAAATCACCACTAAGATCCCCAGTTAACTTAACTATGATTGGCTCATATTGAGTTGTATCACCTTCACCGTAATCATTCATTAGACCTTGGTTTTTGTAGAATAAATGTTTAAGTAATCTATAGTCGACTATTACTTCATTACATACAACTTCTTTTATATATTTATTACCAGATAGTACAAATGCATCGCATTTAAATTTTTCAGGAACTTCACCATTTAAAGTAATCTTAGTATTATAATCAGTTAATGATACTGCACCACCAAATTGTTTACGATCTGGTTTACTCCAGTCATTATCACTATTTGTTTCTTTGGTTAGATCATAGTATTCTGTGCCTTTATAATTTACTTTTTTATATTCATCTTTAATATCAATAGTTAGATTAATATTTTTAATATTTTGAGCACCAGCAGTCAAATACATATAGCTGCCTTGTAAGAAGTTCATATCACTGACAGTCAATTTGACATTTCTATCAGATTGATTATCATGAGCACTTTCTAAATGACTTACCAATTCATCAGTTGGAAAAAACATACCTAGCTTTTTATCTTTAGGAATATTATATTCAGTCATTGTAGAAGAGATTAATGTATTTTTTGCATCTAAAGTTTCACTAGAAGATGGAGAATAAGTAAATCCGCCAGTAATGTCTAAAGTACCATTAACCATACCTTTAACTTCTGTGGATTTCTTAATATTTTCTTCAGCTTTCTCAGGAAGTTTTACAACTTCAGCTGCTAGTTTAGATGATGCACCAGTGGAGCTAATGCCGTTCTTAACTAGAACGGCTTTAACTTCTTGGAGATCATTATGTAAAAGATTTAAATTTTCTATAACCTTATCGGTCATATTAGGAGTGTCTGGCATAATTTATACCTCCATTATACATTTTTACTACCAATAACTCTCATTCTATTAAGTTCTTCAGCTAATTCTGGGAAGATTTGAGTCATTGGTTTATTATCATTCTTAGGGTCATATTGGCCAATTAATTGCCATTGACGTAAAGAATAGTTAAATCGTTGATTACCATCTAATGTAAATAACGGCAAACGATATTTTAAGAAATTCTTATTTTGAAGAATTGGATTATTAGATCTAATATGGCAATGGATATGAGATACAAAGTTATTAATTGCTTCTTGTTGAGTGCAATCAAATCTATAACCTGTATGATTATATACGCCAAAGTCACCGAAATCATAATCGTATTCACTAAGGTTATCTCTATAGAAAGATAAGGACCATGTGAGTGATTCAGCTATAGATGGGCTATCTGAAAAAATAAACTTAGTAAATCCTGTATCACTAATTTTCCCAAATATTAATCGTCTGAAAGATTTAGCTTTGTAAGGAATAATAATTTTATTAACCTTAACTTCGGTAATATATTTATTGAAGAATAATGGACAACCTTCGGAATATGCAGTCATATCTAATTTAGTAATATCTGTATTATCGGAAGATTTAAATTTAGTATTTATAGGACCGGGCATAGTACGTACATAATCGCGTATTTCTGCATATTCAGAGCCGGTATTAATATCATTACCAAATTTTACTTCTAGTACATCACTACTAAAATCTAGATCGTGGAAAGGATAAGAGCTACCTACATTATTTGTATTTTCAAATTCAAATTTAATACTATTGAGGAAATAATTATTATTAGAACTAAATGGAGTTTCAACTAATGCTTTATTTTTAATAATATAACGATTATCTGGAGTTTCTGTAAAATATGAATTCTTTTTACATATGATATCTCTATTAGAATATAAATCTTCTAATACAATAATACCTTTATCTCTAGTTTCAGGATTTGGATTTATTTTACATATACCTTGACGAATCTTTTGAGATTTATCAATACCGATAAGCTGTCCATTATCTACTTCTAGTTCACCAGAGGAAGTAATATCAAAATATCTAGAAGCATCTTCAGTTGCTTTAGATACATCTTCCCAAGTTTGATTACTATAATTATATTTTTTAGTATTATCTAAATTATATAATGGAAGTCTCATCAATAAAGGTTTTATTGATCTAGTTAAATTAATCTTAGTAGGATCTACTAAAATATGACACATCTTAGATAAAAATTCAGCTGGCATGTGGCTAAGACCAATAATATCTTTTGCTTTTTCAAAAGCTGCATATTTAAGCTCTTGATCACTGAAAAAAGAGCTGCTATTTAATGGATCAACATCATCCAAGAATGCAGGACGTTTATATCTATAATCTAAAGAGGTGCCGATATGATCAATATCGATGATTTCATTAGTAACTCTAATAATGATAGGATCAAAGTTTGGAGTTTCCTCTCCTGTTTCATATGCAGAAACTATCTTATTATATTTATATAAGATATTCATTAACGCATAATAATCTACATTAAGATTATTACATACTACTTCTTTTACGTATTTATTAGGTGTAAGAGTGAATGTATCACATTTTACATTCTCTAATACTTCGCCATTAACTGTAAATTTAGTATTATAATCGGCAAAGCCAATTTTACCAGTAAATACGGAAACTCCAGGTCTGTTATTGTCCCCTTCTTTAGGAAAGTTTACATATTGTTTTCCATTGTAATTTACTTTAGTTAAGCTTTGATCATTAATATTTACAGTAAAATTAATATCACCAATATCTTTAGCCCCAGTTAAGTAAGCATAAGAATCTTGTAAGAATTGTTTATCAGATACATTTAGTACTAAATTTCTTTTATCTGCAGATGTTTCAGTTGTAAGAATATTATTAACTAGACTATCTGTAGGGAAATACATTTCTAAATCTTTCCCTTTAGGTAAAGTAAATTCTTTATTCTTATTATTAACCAAGCAGTTAGTTTCATTTAGTGCAGTTGTAGAGTTTGGGGCATAAGTAAATCCACCAGTGATATCTAAGATACCATTAACTAAGCCCTTAACTTCTCCAGATTTCTTAATAGTTTCTTCAGTCTTTTCTGGAAGTTTAGTAACTTCTGCAGCCAATTGTGCAGTTGTGCCATTAGACTGAATACCATTTTTAACTAGAATATTTTTAACTTCTTCTAAGTCATTATGTAGTAAACCAAAGCTTTCTACTACTTTATTGACTAGATCAGTTGTTGTCTGTTTGTCATCTGCCATAATTATTTACCTCTAATTTTAGAAATTTCTTCTTCTATTTTCTTAAGAGTTGTATTTAATTCATCACGAGTAATAAAATTACTAGTATCCGGTTGGACAGCATTTCCATCATATAATACAACCCAATTTATATCACCGAGACAAATATATAATCTCTTAGCTCTAGGCATATAATATAATTCACCGGCATAAGAAGAATATTGTGGCTGTTGGTCATTAACCTGAATGCCTTTGATGTTTTTCCATTTCCAGAATCTGTCTAAACAGTAAACATCATTGGAGTCATAATCTATATAAATAGAACCAGCAGTATATCCTTTGGCTTCATTTTCTTCTTTACCATTTTTTGGTATATCGTTATATGTACCAGTTTTAAATTTCTTCCCTACAGCTGTATCAACCATAGAGTTTATTTCAGATGCACTTTGAGAGTTACTAACATCAGTCCAGTTAATACCATCCCAAAATTTAAGTTTCTTAGTTGGGCCATCTTCTTTTGCAAAGATTTGACCTACATAATCACCACTAGTTGGTGTATTTACACCACTTTTTGGTTTCAGATTAACTATATCCTTCTGCAACTTAGAAACATCTTTAGCTACCTCTTTAGAAAAGGTAGTAAGAAGTTTCTTAATAATATCATTAAGCTTCATAATACCTCCGAAAATATAAATTATAGAGATGGTACTGAATACCATCTCTATAATTAAATATTTAGTTTAAGACTTAGCCTTGTGTTTTAGCAGTGTTATAAACTTCAACTAAGTTGAATGTATCTAAGCCTTCCAAGTCTGCAGTCTTCACAACTTCGTCTTTCTTAGCATATGGTTCTAAACCATTAGTTAAAGATGTAGTTGTAACAAAATCAGCTAATGCTTCTGTTTTAGCATAAGGTTGTAATTTTGTATCCAATGCATCAGTTTTAACATATGCATCCAAAGCTTCAGTCTTAGCATAAGGAGTCAAAGCAGTAGTCAACGCTTCTGTTTTAACATATGCATCTAAAGCAGCTGTTTTAGCATAAGGTTCCAATGCAGTAGTCAACGCAGTTGTTTGAACGTATGCGGCTAATGCTTCTGTTTTAGCATAGTCTGCTAAAGTAGTAGTAAGAGTAGCAGTTTGAACATAGTTAGCTAAAGCTTCAGTCTTAACATAGTCAGCAAGTTTACCATCTACAATAGTACCAACTTGTGCAGTTGTAGGATAGTTGCTCAAATCTGGAGCTTCACCTGCACCAGTGGAAGAGATAGTACCATCTGGAGAAATAGTGATATTAAGACCAGGTTTAAGTTTATCCTGCTTAGCATCGGTTAATTTTTTAATATCTTTACCAACTTCTGTAGCAAAAGGGTTCAAGATATTTTTGATTTGATCAGCAATTTTAGTAGCCATTTAAAGAAATTCTCCTTTCTTGAAAATAGTTAATTATTTATTAACTATTTATATGTTTATTAATAAAGTATATTCGGTTATATGCCTATACAGTCAGTATATGATGAATCTGGGGTATATTAACCTTCAGATTTACCACGTTTATAAGACTCGAGTAGATCGATAGATAGCTCTTCTTCTAGCTTATCTCCGACAAAGTTTAGACCTCTAATTGTCCAACCTGCGGCTTCTGCAGCTTGAGCAATTGGAAGTAAAGTAGCATTAACATCTCTTGGTTCAAAGGAAATCAATTGACTTTCATCTGGACCATTATTGCTTAATGCATTCAATACTGATGCAACAGAGTTTTCATCTAATGGGCATTTAGTTAGATCTAGACCAGTTTTAAGTTCACCAGTAACTTGCAACTTAGTTAAAGATCTACATCCTAAAAACATATTTTTTGTATTAGTCAAAGAGCTTACATTTAATTTCAATGCAACTAAACTATTACAATTTTTAAACATGTTTTCGCCACTTTGTACAGATTTAGTATTCAATTCTACATTGTTTAATTTACGGCAATTTTCAAACATACCAACTGCAGATGCTAATTTATCACTATTAGATAAAACTACAGATTGTAAATTTTCATTGTCTTTAAACATATAGTCAGCAGATACAGTATTAACTAAATTAATTGGAGATAATCTTAATAAAG